AGGTGATTCACTAACGTACACCCTTGAAGAAACTCTTCCAGGTATTGGATTTCGTGGTATTAACGAAGGTTTCACTGAATCAGTTGGTGTATTCAACCCACAGACTGAATTGCTAAGACTTGCAGGCGGAGACCTTGATGTAGATCGTCAGCTTGTTAAAAGACGTGGCCCTGCTATTCGTACCAAGCACGAAGCTGCAAAAGTTAAATCTCTTGCACTTGCTATTACTGGTAAGCTGATCAACGGAGACAGTACTGTCAATCCTCGTGAATTCGACGGTTTGCGTGTTCGTCTTGGTGGATCACAGCTTATTGAAGCTACAAACACTGCTGGTACTAACGGTCCTTTAAGTATCTTTAAACTGGACGAAGCTATTGACGCAGTTGACGGTGCAACCCATCTGTTAATGTCTAAAGCTATGCGTAACAGACTTAACAGTGCTGCTCGTGCTAACGTAGGCGGAGATATCATTTGGGGTATTGATGCTTTCGGTACTCGTATTGCTTCTTACAACGCAATCCCTATTCTGATTGTCGATACTGACAACACAGATTCCAAAATCATCGCATTCGATGAAGCTGGACCGGCTGGTGGCTCTGTAAGTACCTCTATCTATGTTGTAGCTTTCGGTGACGACAAAGTGATCGGTATCCAGAACGGCACAATTGATGTTCGTGACCTGGGCGAAGTAGATGACAAGCCATTTTTGTCTCCTAAAGAGGTTAAAAGCCTGTAATATAATAAATCCACGGCAACAGGCTTTTCCTGCCGAGGGGGTTATACTGCGTTGGCGTTAGCAAGTTCAAGTTTTTGCCTTGGGTTTAGTTTACTGTATTCTTCTTTACTAAATCCGCCGAATTTCTTATCTCCGCCACCGGCTCCTCCACCGCTTGGTGCAATGAACAGATGCTGGTTATTTGGTTTTAGGCTTTCAAGCCATTCTGAAACAGACTGTGGAGTAGTTCCATCAGCGCCGTATACAATGGCTTCACCATTCCGAGATACAAGGGTTCCGTCTTCTATGACGAACCTGGTTGCAGCACGGGCAATCAAATCATTTATAGCGCTTAAATGAACACCGCTATTAGGAGAAGTAACCGCCGCCGTAACAGCATTACCAATTATGTTCCGGTTAATAGCGCTATTCAGAGTACCTACGTTGCTTTTCAGTTCTACGATGGTAGAGGCATTTGCCTTTAGCTGATCATCATATCCGCTGCGCATAGATTCGGTACGCTTTTTAACTTCTTCTTCAACGTCTTTGTTTGCTGACAACTTACCATCGTCTACCTGCTGTTGAGTTGCACGAAGGGACAACAGTGATTCTGAAAACGCTGATACATCATCGCCTACAATTGCCTTGTATTCCTTATTTACGTTTACAAGTGTGTCTCGCTCTTTGGATACCGCAATGTTGGTATCTCTAAATTCTGTTACTTTACTTGTAAGGGCGACATTTACTTCAAACTGTCCATCGTCTGTTTCTGTTACACCATCGTGTAATTCTTCTGGAATGGCTTCTTTGGTAGCGAACTTCATGATAGGCATTGTGCTGTACTCTCCGAGTAATAGTTGTAGACGACTTGCTCTGCAAATCGGACCTTCTACATCCTGTAAAAGGGTTTAATTGATCGGGGTTTTTGGTTGTTATGCGGTAATTATATAACAAAGGAAATTAGATGTCAAGAATTATTTTAGTTATTATTTAAAAATCCCAAATCTTCGTCAGTTAAATCTATTATTTTGCTCTCACATTCCTCGTCATACGTGTCAAGGATGCTCTGGTATACTTCCGTTCCTAAGTGTATAGGGTAGTCGTCCTCATCCATCGTTACTGTCTCCCTGGTCTTGGGCTTGCTGTGCCTCTACGCGCTTTGCTGCTAGGATAGCTTCGTCATGAGAGAACTTACTACGTGCATCTGGGAAGCCTTCACGTTGAGCCATAAGGTCAGGATTATTAGGGAAGTTCTCTGGGTTGTCGAGAGCTTCTTTGAACGACTCTAAAGTCATTACATCAGGTATGACATTAATACGTTGGAACACTTCGAAAAGCACTTCTATAGGTAAGATACCTTTTTGGTACATATCAGTGAAGGCTCGGAACTCACGCGCAGCCAGTTTGTCTAACATGAAGTCTTTGTTGAAGCGTATGTTGACTTCATCTACGTCTCTCTGACCTTGCCAGGAGGCCCACCACTGCAGTAACTGGGTGAATCCGTCATCAAGTACCTTAGAAACATTTATGAGTAGAGAGCGCTCGTTACGCTCGTTCATTTTTGTTTCTTCTTCTGACTTACCTGTGGAGTCAGCCCGGTTGGTGATCATTCTGCCACCTAACGCGCTAATCTGATTTTCTTTTTCTTTAAGAGAATTTTCCAGAGACTTAAGCCCTGAACCATTAAACTCGATTATACCTGCTTTGGCACCCTGCGTCAGTTGCCATACCACGTTGGGGGCAATGTCGTATTCAGCTTTCTCTCCCCCTGGCCCTACTTCGGCAAAATAAATAGGTAAACCAGTATACCAACGCCCTTGCTCTAATTGAGCACTGGCAGAGTAATGGGCTAAATTTATATCAGCTATATCAAGGAGAGGGGGTTTTTCTACTTCAGGCTCGTTAGAACGTGCGCCGAAAAATACGAATGGAATAAAATCGAATGGTTTCCCACGAAGAGTAGGGACGATTACCTGATCTGGTTGCGCAGTATCAAAGTCGATGACGGAAGTGCTGTCCCCTATAAAGAACACATGCTGCTCATACTGCCCTGCTATAAGCCTCAGCACTCTAAAGATAGTGTCATAACCTCGTGGATCATTTGGATTACGGACAAGCTCTCGCAGCACCACCATTGTGAGTTTATCTCTGCCGAAAGAGGTATTTAATTCCCAATCTATAATATTTTCAGCGAGGTATGAAGCAAAATATGGTTCGCCACCGTCAACAGCCATGTCGCATAATACGCCTACTCTGCCAACTTTTATAATTTCTTCTGTGATCTGTTTGGTGAATGTAAGGAGGGTAGAGCCTTTTTTACCAATGTTATCCAGGCCCCTCTCAAGTCTTTCTTCTATACCGAATGTTTTTGGATTTCTCAGAAAAGAGGTGCCGATCATTCCATCAAGAGTTCTGGAAGTCATATTATAAAAAGCTACACGGCGAAGGTAATCGGCGTATTCCTGTGCAGTCATTTTAGCATATGCAGGGAGGTAGATGGTGCCCATAGCGCGCAATTGTTTCTGGCCAAGGATTACATCGCGGAGTTTGCTCCATTCAGGATGCCAAAATTCATATTCTGGATTACTGTTTGGATGTATAGGATTTGTTAATTTGTCACGAAAACGCTGACTAGTATTGTTGGCCATATGTAGGGGTTCTTTTATTGTACACAACCCCGTTGTCTACTGTTAAAATATATTAGTCCCCATTTTACTGTATTTGATTCAGGATGTCAACAACTTTTTCAAGAAATTGTATTGACGTGGAGGTGAGCTTGTGGTATAGGTGATTTAAAATGATAGAAATGGAAGTATACATGACTGAGAAGAATAAATTTATATTAACGCAGGAATACCTTAAAAAGATTTTGAAGTACGACCCAGAGACAGGAATATTTGTATGGTTGATATCACCTGCTTGGCGTGTTAAAGTGGGCGACATCGCCGGAAACATAAATTCTTCTCACGGGTACACTCAAATCACGATTAACTATAAATATCATAGAGCGCATCGGTTGGCCTGGTTTTACATGCTCGGACGGTGGCCAAAAGGAGATATTGATCATACTGACCAGGACAAGAGTAATAACTCTTGGGATAATTTACGGGAGAGTACCAATTCTGCCAATGGGGCAAATAGACCCAAACAAAGAAATAATACCAGTGGTTTCAAAGGCGTGTTTTGGAGTAAGTCAAGTAAGAAATGGCGAGCACAAATCAGGTATAATGGCAAATCCATACATATAGGAACATTCGCCTGCCCCGTTGAAGCAGCACGCGCATACAACGGCAAGGCCATAGAACTATTTGGTACCTACGCTCATCTCAACATCATAGAAGAATCGTCATAAAATACAGCATGGCTTATTCTGCTTTCCAACGCTGCTCCATGATGTCTTGAGAGACTTGGAGTATCACAATTAAGTTAGTCTGGGCCTTTATTACCTTGTGTTGCTTGTAAATTTTGTAGGCACAGTATACCAGTATTACAAGGGGAACTAAATTAATCATTCACATGCTTCTCTTGCTTGCTTTAATGCTTCTGCTCGAACTTTCTTCACGTCGTCTGATAGTACTAACTCGCTTACATTTATATTGGTGACTGCAGTAGTGGCGATAGTGTTCCTCAATTCCAGCCATTCTTTATAAAACATATCGCTATTTTCAGAAGCCATTTTCATGACTTTTACAGTTTCTTTAAGGGTGTAAACTAATGCGAGGCACAGTCCAATGGTTGTGTAAAGTCCTACGGTAAGTATAATTTCAAGTGTTGTCATTACGTCCATCCTTTTCTAGTGATTCAATGTGTTTTACCAATACATTAGCTACCCAATTAGCAATTCCTATCAGCCAATCAGATACTTTCCAGCAAGCTAGACTTAGCATTACTAAGTTTATCCATTCTATTTCAAACATTTTATTAATCCTTCTCTAAATACCAGAATGCCAGCATTGAAACGAGCATTGCTACAAAAACTATTGCAAAAAGTGCGAGTGCATCCATTAATCAAACCTGCCGTCATTAAACTCGTTTGATGGGCGTATCCAAATCTTTCCAGTATCCACAGACTTGTATATAGTCATGGTAACAAGACTGGATTCTAGAGTCCCTTCCATAAGGACTTCATACTGTCCACCGGATTTTACATGGGTTACGTTAGGGCACTTAAACACCACAAATTGAAATAAGCTGTAAAGCCCGTACATTGCCAAGAATGTTATAATGAGGTATCCAAATTCTATATACATTTATTTACTTTCTGATTAAAGATCATTAAAGTTACCTGTCGATTGAAACTTTTTACGCTTTTGTAGCATCTTCATGCTCACCGGCAATCCATTATTCGCAATCTCTTTATCAGTCATAAAGACGATATCCATATCGCGGTGGGGGTCGTAGCTGGCGCAATCGGGTGCAAGGCAGTTTTCATAGCCTAGGCCGTTATTTGCGGCAGCTGGAGTGACTGTAAACTCTATACCACATGCCATGCACTCGTGCACAGATGTGCCTGTCCCATGCTCATTGGGGTATTCTCGGATTGTGGTCATTCAACCTATGCCCTCTTTATCAATTCCAATGCTTGAGATTCTGTGAATCCTTCTACAATATACGCATTGTATCGGATTTTTCTCTGCCTGGCGTCCATCTCAGCCGCTTCGCAAAACTCAGACATTTGCGCACGACATTCTTCTATGGCCTTTGTAAGGGATAATGGATCATTCATTTGACTGCTGCTGCCCGATCTGCTGTGCTAAATTGGATACCACCGCTAACGTCGGATGCGTATAGCGCAGTACTCTTTGCAAGGCCTGACATGGTAGCCCCGAAGTTGCCTTGAGTCATGTTAAGAGTTTTCTCAAATCCTCTACCAATAGAGGCTGCGTCGCGCATTGCATCAAAATCGGCTCCCAGAAAGATAATTTCAAAGCCTCTGTCTTCAAGGCGCTTTACAGCAGCCTTTGCCACAGCTTTACTACCATCTTTAGAAGCATTTTCATGACCGTCGGTGTAAATTACCAGTACATTTTTACGGGACTTTACTTTTTCTATTGTAGCACACATTTTGATCACGCTATCATGCAGCGGTGTCATTCCACGAGGATGAACCTCTTTGTCTGTGATATCTTTCCACTTCGACGGGTTTACCGCGTCGCGGAGCACATCGTATCCGTGATCGTCAAACACTGCTATTGTAGTCTTGGCAAGTGCCTTATCGTCACGGAGTGTATGGATATAAGTGTTGACAGAGCCAAGCACTTCTTCCCACCGAGCATACATGGAACCTGATCGGTCGAGTAATATAAATACGTTAGTACGAGTTGCTTTAGTCATTAATCTTATCCTGTTCTGCTGTTGTCATCCATTCGTTGAATCGGGTGTACACGTCATGGATGTCATCGACACGCTCCCCTTTGTAAAAGAATCCTTCTGCAGATAAGCGCAATAGTTCCTCGCCCCCTACGTTAAAGATCGTGGAATTGAGATTGTTCACATCTGAATCGAATACTGCCATTTTAGTATTACTTTCCCCTATCCCTTTATAAGCTTCCAGATGTTTGAGCGTACAGGCTAGTCCTTCGTCTGTAGGTATTACTAAGAACGATTGCAAAATCCTAAGAATCTCTTTAATAGCCTCGTCCTGTTCAGAGGACATCTCAACTGTGGAGCATGATATAGTTATACCAGACATTTTAATATTTCTTTCCACCGTCTTTTTGACGGTTCTCTAGTTTGTGGTCGGCACGAGTGCGATTATAGGCCAGTTTTTCAACTAATGCTCCGCCCAGGTCGAGTTCTAGCTTTCCTGCCAGGTCGCATATGCGGATTACCGCATCAGCAAACTCTACTTCAACTGATTTACGGTGAGGTAAGTGACTGTCCATCATGTCTTTACGGTGGCCCTCTACCGCTTCTGATAGTTCAGTATGAATTAACGCCACTTTTCCAGGGAAAACAAATGGGTTGGTCCCCATGTCAATGTTTTTCCACCAGCCTGCATCGCTCGAAGCTTTGTGGCATAGTGTTACAAGGTCGTTTACAGCATGCGCAGTACTCTCGCTTCTGCGCCTCAGAGCAGTGTAAGACATCCAATGTATGTTAACCCCAAACACGCGC